GTTACATTCCATCTCCAGGCGTGATGTACACCGCAGCCGTGCTGCTGCCAGTGATGCCTGTAAAGTAAGCGTTAGGTACAAACGACAGAATCTCATCTGTACCAGGTAGAAGCGGATAAGCAGGGCCAGTGCTGGTCACAACAACCGCATTGTTGGCAGCGTCATCAGAGGCAGCGCCGTATCCCAGAAACACGGTAACGCTACCGCTGTTGATGATGCGGTATTGGTTTCCACCAAGAGTAGTAGACAACGCTTGCACAGGCGTAGGCGCACTGGTGGCGGCTGTAAACACCACTGTGTTTCCCGTCCTAGTAAATGCGTTGGTGCTCATGTTGATTGCCCTGGTTTTTGATGTTAAACGGCAACTGACCCTGCCATATCAGCTTGGGTCATAACCCATGCATAGCACTTAGCCAAAAAAGTGCTGCCAGCCTGCGCCTCTACTTCAGCCAATGGGCAGTGGTAACGGCGAAAATCCACATCTCGCGTGTCTTCATCACTTGGCTGCGTAGCGTAACCAGCAACATCAATAGTCACTGAGTGACGGCTGTCTGCATTGCGTGTACGGCTTACTGCTGCCGTTACGATGCGGAAATAAGCGCCCGAAAAAGGTACGCCATATTGCGAAGTGGACAAGTTAAGTTGAATAGCCATTTTGGTTCCTTTATGCGTAAGTAACTTCTGAAGTGTTAAGAGTTGCAACCCACCGAATATTGGTAGCTGCTGCGCCCGTAGCTGTAACAGCAAGACCGCCGTTTGTTGTGTCTGCGGTAAGTGCAATTGCCCATGCTGGCACGTTGCTGATAGCAGTGACAGTAGATGCCACCAGCGTTGTGCTTGCCGCAGTACCTTCTCTGCGAATTAAGCCCTCAACCTTCCAAGCTGCGGATGCTGTACCGCCAGCGGCTGATTGCCGCGCTACGATAATGCCTGTGAATGTGTACGCGGAACTGTTAGGTAAGATTAGTTGATTGCCTGCTCCCCCCGCCGAACCATCTGAACCTAACGTAGAGGCTGTAGCATCTGTGGTGGCGCGCCGAAGTACAACCATCCCAGTTTGAGAAGCGCCTTGAGCAAAAGAACCGGATGAAGTAAAAGCGTATTTACCGCTTGTCGTAGGGACATACGCATTGTCGCCTATGGCTACTGAACCTTGTACTGCTGCCACTGCACCGTTTCCAGAATATCCCCCGCCAATTGCAATTGCCCCATCTCCTGAAGCAGTAGTGCTACCATAGCCACCAATTGCAACTGCACCTAAACTGCCGCTTGCAAGCGTACTTCTACCAATAGCTACACCACTAGTACCACTGCTTTTAGCAGAAGGGCCAATAGCAACTCCATTTGCTCCCGTAGCCCCATAAGAACTTGTGTTGTTTGCAATAGCAGCAGCAAAGCTATCTGTGCCTGATGCGTAAGAGCCGCCAAGGGCCATTGCGCCTGCGCCTGTAATGGCTACCGATGGAGTGCCTCCGCTGTTATTCCCAAGAGCAACGCTATTTGCTGATTGACCGCTGGTGCGGATTGCAATCGTTTGGAAATTTGTTCCATCACAAAGAATCCTAACGCCTTGTCCTTTTGAAAGCTGCCAAGTCGTATTTGCATCAAGCGTTTCCGTACCATTAGGGTCAATCGTAATAACCCCAGTTCCAGTATTAATAATCTGAACATTGAAACCAGATGCTAGTGTAGCTGCAGCAGTTAGACTTACTGTAAATGTTCCACTTGTGCAGTTAATTACTGTGCCGTTATCTCCTGCAACAACAGTGTAAGCTCCAGTTTTATTGGAAATTGTTAGAGTTCCGCCGCCGCCAGAGGGGGTCGCCCAAGTAGCATCACCGCGCCAAAAAGTCGTTGCTGATGCTGATGTGCCCGAGTTAAGGTTCGAGACTGGAAGATTGCCCGTCACGCCTGTGGTCAACGGCAAACTTATGCAGGAAGTTAAATTGCCTGACGTTGGTGTGCCAAGTGCCGGAGTGACTAACGTGGGGCTGGTTGCAAGGACGTTGTTGCCTGTTCCCGTGTTTGTGACGCTGGTAATGTTCTTGCTTGCATCCAACGCAAGAGCAGTAGATGCAGTCAATCCCGTCAGTGTGCTTGTGCCAGTAATTACCACTGTGCTGATGTTGGCAGTGGTCACGTTAGCCAAAGTTGCAGACACGTTTGTAAACGTGACATTGCCGCTGCTGACAGTGACATTAGCCAACGTCATATTGTTGAGCGTTGTGACTGTGTTTCCTAGCTGTATAGCCGTATTGCCCAGCGTGATGGTGGTGGCAAAGTTGCTGTCCAACTGCGACAACGGAATAGATGCCGTAGCCGTGCCAAAGGTATAGGGAACTGCCATTTAGAACCTCACTCTCAATTCATGTTCAAACTCAAACGTGTTGTACACAAAACTAGCACTATTACTGGTAATGGTTAAACCCAGGTACTTGCCGTACTGCTGAGCGTCACTTTTGTACAACGCATACCCGTTGGAAATCAACCAGTCAATAGTGGCACTACTGTTGTTCGTCCAGGTTATGGTGGTATAGCTATTGTTATACCAAGTGACTGAATTGTCTAGCGTATAAACGGGGCTAGAACCCGCTTCGCTGTCTACCGTGACGTTAAGGGAGGCGGCGTTGGCAAGAGTAGCCTCAATGCCAAATTTCAACGCTTGTTTGGTGCGTATGCTATCGCCCATAGGCATCAAGGCCGTGCGAATGGTACTAGCGACATTGCCGGAGGTGTTGCTGTACAGCTTGTACAGGTCAGTGCCTGTAGTCCCGTAAAGGTTAATCACCCCGCTAAACGGGACAGAGGTGACGTATGTCAATGCGCCCTGGCTGGTAATGAACCACTTTTTCTCAAAGAACACCGCCTGGATAGGCCGAGCAGAAGATAGCGGGTCGTTGTAGGTAAAAGAAAATGCCGCGCACAAAATGCTGTTGAGCAGCACTTGCCCTCCCGTGACGGGCTTGGTGAAGTCAATGTACGGGAAGATGCCGTCTAGTTGGTCGGAAATCTTGCTGGTGGTAGAGCCAACTAGGGCATACATGCCATAGTCATTCATAAACAAGACAGAGCGGAAGTACGGGAAAATGCCGTACACCCGTTTAGTACCGATACTAGCGCTGACGTTGGTGTTGGTGAACAGGGTTACGCCTGTGCTGGACACACGCAAATCAGAGAACACGTTGATGCTGTCATCACCAAAGATGTACAAAAAATTGTTAGCAGACAGCAGGGCTTGAATGTTGCCGTGCAAGGTGGAGTCTGTGATGGTGAACGAACCCGCAGACACAGATGTGAAATCACTGACGCTGGTGGCAGAAGAGTAGTACACCGTTCTTCCCGCAGCTACCCATGACCGTCCAGAGAAGGTGGCTACGTCCACAATTTTGTCCAAATTGACAACGGCGGTAGCGGTTGCACCCGTGCCTGGTGTGCCACTGCTGTCGGTGATGACCACTGTCACGTTGGAGGCAGAGGTGTATCCAGCGCCTGCGTTGGTCATAATGACCTGGGTAATTTGACCGCCGGACACGATAGCGTTGCCGATAGCCCGTGTTGTCCAGCCAGTGACATCACCAATAGTTACTGTGACATTGGAAGAGTTGGTGTAACCCGTGCCCAAGGTGTTCATAACCACTGATACCGTGCCCGTTTTGAACGTCACCAGAGAAGCCACTGCTGTGGCGTTAGTAGATGCCCCACCGCCGCTGATGGTCACTGTAGGTGCAGATGTGTAGCCTTGACCGCCGTTGGTGAGGGTAATTGCCGTTACAACATTTGCCGTGACAGTGACTGTAGCCGTTGCTCGCACATTGCCTGTCAGTTCTTGCGGGGCAGAAATGGTAATGCTGGGAGTGCTGGTGTAGCCTGCGCCAGCGTTTCTAATGCCAATAGCGCCCACAGAACCAATACTGGACAGGTTGCCCCCATCCCAGGAGAACAAGCCCTTGTCAGGGTCACCGATGATGACGCGCTGGTTCTTGTATTGAGCAGCAGTTACGCCGGATGAAGAGAATGTGCCCGCAGCAGCAATATTGCCGACAGTTGAAGTTGTTACATTGAAATATTGCGCTGCACCATTGGATTGAAATCCAACAACATAGTCGCTGACATCAATGTTGGCAGAAGTAAGCGTGGTGACTGTGTTGGCAAAAGCTACAGCAGCATTGCCAGAGTCTTTGACAGTTGATTGCGCGGGAACAATCTTGATGTTGCCGTGCCCAATAGGCATGGCATTTTCTATCCAGGCAAACTCATCCTCTTTGATAGCCGTTCTGTTGGCTTTGGTGTTAAGAGTGGTGAAATTCTTAACAACAGCATAAGACTTCTTTTGCTCTGCTGCTGCCATGATTAGTACGGGCTAGAGTAAGGGTCTGGAATGCGGCGCGTAAAGACAGAGTTTTGAACAGCATTGACATGCTTCATGTACTCTTGCTTGTAAATTTCCGCTTCACCATAGCTCTGTTCCTTGTACTTGGCTTTGTAGGCTGCGTAGAAGGCCACAGGAGAGGTGTACGGGGACACGATGACATCAACAGTGCTTGGCGCAGCAGTTGTCAGCGGAGAAGGCAAAATGACCGTATCTATTTCAATGTAATAGCTTTGGTCTGGCACAGGTGCTATGTAGACTTGGCCTTGACCATAAGTAGAGAAGCAAATGGGCCTGCCCACGTAGTTCTGCCAGTACCGCAACTGCGCGTTGAAATTACTCCACGGCAAATAACGCAGCGGAATGCGACTGTTACCCCAGTACAAGGTAATGTTCATAATGTCCAACGTGTTCTGACCGTTGGGCATGGCTGCGTAGTTGATGAGTTCCGCAGGGCCAGAATACTGCATGGTCGCAGTTCCGTTGGTGAACGGGGCGGTTGGCGGGAATGTCGAGCCAGAAGACGGGTAAGGAGGCGCAGAGTCTCCAGTAGTGCCGCCAGCCGTTACTTCATAAATGAAAATGTTGGAGAACAGGTAGTCACCAGTGTTGACTGCCGTGTTAGCTGCCCAAATAGTAGCTACATTGCCACCAGAGGAAATGGGGGTTTGGGTAACTTGAAGGGTACGCAAGCACCCTGTATCTCTAACAACGCGCTCACGAGCGCTGTTAATGTCATCCGTTAGTTCAGCATCGTCCCAGAAGACACCATTGGCATCGTGCAGTAACCGCCGTACTTCCGATAGGTAGGAAGAAAGTGTTGCCATGTTGCTTCCATTTTATGCCGCCCTTTGCGTAACTTTTCCCCCTACGGATTTTTCAATCCGCAGAGGTACTACGCTAACCGCCGAGGGTAAGGAGCGGTTCTGCTCTGGCTGCTGCTCAGTGATTTCAAACCGAGCCAGCAATTCCAATCCTGTTTGTAATTCTGCGTGGGACTTAATCCATCCCAAACGGGCAAGGAAATGTTCCTTGTTGGGGTTTCCATAACCAAACACATGCTGCGCCACATGGAGAGGAACCTCTACGGGCTTGTCTTTCACAAATTCATAAAAGACACCACCGTACCCATCTCTGAGCACGGTGTCGCTGTGGTTGGTTACAAAAACCGTCTGCGTCATAGATTCACAATGTCACCGTAAACCGTCACTTCACAAGTTGCATCGTTGGCAGTGGTGACCTTCACCCACAAAGCTCCCGAGCTATACACGTTGGAAACGGCATTAGCGGTAGGAGCAATGTCTTGAAAAGTCGTAGTGCTGGTGATGTTTGAGAGCTTGGTCGTTGCAAAAACAGCATTGGCTGCGTTGCCATCGCTAGACGTAAGAATACTCACGTTAGCGGTGGCAGCACTTGCGTTTGCGTTAGAGATGGTGACACGGCGAACTATGTAGTTTGTACCTACCACAGACATCACGGCAGCAGCGTTGCTTACCGCATTTAGCGGAACTGGCACTGCTGTGGCAATAACAAAATTGCCAAATGAGTCTGGGTAGCGTGAGCCTACATTGTTTGCGTTCATGTCTGCTCCTTAGCTAGTGTAAGTGCCAGGAGCGTTGTTGCCGCCATTGGAGGTGTACAGGGTCAAGCTCTGAGTGCTGGTAGTTGCGTTTGCACGCACGTTGTAGCCGTCAGAGATGATAGTACCGCCAGTGTTAGCAGCAATGTACGTAGTCCACGCATTTGCATTAGCCGAGGTGTACGCATTCACTTCAATAGCCACGTTATTGGTGGTTTGAGGAAGAATGTATGCACCAGCGGGAATGGTCTGTGCGCTAGACACGCCAGCGTTCATCAGCGTGGTGTTACCAATACCAATGCTGGTGATAGTAATGCCTTGCAGATAAGCACCAGCCGTGTTGGTGGCTGCACTGGCAAGTAGGATTTTATTGAGTGATAAAGACATGCTCTATGCTCCTTACAGTGAGAGGTAGTTGTAACCCGTCACCTTGGTCATCGACTTGGGCTTGACGTTCACCAGTTCGGCAATCATCAGCACAGCGCCGACATAACCAATTTGCCAGTTGGGCAGAGTGGACTCA